TTTATACCTAGTTTTTTTCCTACAAGGGTAGGAGAACCTAGTTTTTTCCAAAGTGCAATAAACTCCTCGTCGGAACAAACAGCTTTAAACACCATGTAAAACCCCTATTTATTAGAATTTACCCGCTATTTTCTTAATCTTTTGTTCCATTTCCCAATCTTCACGGCATTCTGCCGAACAGAATCTGCCTTGAGGAATGAGTTCATTACAGCAAAGGCAATGCCCGGTATAAGGGTGCTTCTTTTCATTACGAACTGCTTTAATAGCTAAATCACGATGCAAGGCTTCCATGTCAGAAGCCTCATCAAAAAAATCTGCGCTCATGACAACGTGCCGCCTACATTTTCATAAAAGGCTTCCAGATGAGCCATTGAATTAGTCCTCTGCCCATAGGGGCTATTAGGCAGACTAGCCCAAATACGATTGCATCGAATAATAGCATCTTGAAAATGTCCTTCGTTAATAAGCATGTCAGCGCCAGTTTCTTTAATCAATTCCAAAGCAATGCAATCTTGAGCATGCGGGGTAAAGTCCATCAAGCCCAAACGCGCTTTGTAGGCGTCATATGTACGTTCTAAAATTTGATATTTACCGGCAGCCGTAGAAGTTAACCCATTGATGGTAATGTGTTTGCGCGGGTGATCGGCATAACTAGCAAAAATAGTTCCGCCAAACAGAACATTGTAGCCATTGTCTGAATGCGCCAATAGATCTCTGCCAATTTCAGAAAAACCAATGGTTTTTAATAGTGCAACTTCATTATTTGTCACTTTAATCCTACCTGTTGATTAATAAAATCTTGAAGGGACTCTAGTTGGAGGGTTGTTGCAGCGCATTTTTCAGCAAATTGTGCGTCGGAGGGAGTACCATTAAGGCTGCTGGCGGTTGTGCCGAAGCTGGACAGTTTACTGCTACTGGGGTAGTGCAACCCGTTATAGTAAGACTTAATGCGAGCCAGCTTATTCTCGTAATCATTTTGCACCTGTTTGGTAATGAGTTGTTGTTGAACGATTAGATCTTTGTTTTTTTGTTCTTGGACTTTGCCTTCGGCAGTGATTCTTTCTTGATATGCCACCAATCTAAGATGCCCCACATACAAGCCACCAAGAAAAAAAGCAGCGCATACAACCAGAGCCAAAAGAACTTTGAAGTAAACATTAGGGGTTGGCATTATCATTTTTCTCAGTAGCTGCTTGAGCACCGACATATACGCCGCTACCGCCTATTAAAGCCCCTAGCCCCATGCCAAAAGCTGAAAAATCCATTGAATGATTCAAAATGGCATGAATAAAGCCCAAAGCTATAAACGATAAAGCCCCTAAAAATAACGATACTCTACCGATACACCATGTCCGATTATCGTTCTGCGTCAATATATCGGTAAAAAACTTTTTCATTTTTTCTTTTTGGTGGTTGTCTTTTTGGCAACGGTAGTTGCCTTTTTAGCTACGGGCTTACGGGTAGTTGCCTTTTTGACCAGTTCTTTTTTAACTGATACTTCCACAGGGGAAGGAGGAAGGGTGGTTTCTACAGGCTTTTTACGAAAAAGGGCGCCGATTTTAGCGAACATTATTTATCCTGTTTAGTGTCTAATTTTGCCATTATCAAATCTAGCGTACGTTCCATTCTTGCTAGTCTTTGATCTAAATCGGTTTTTTTAACATACTCATTGGGAAGCATCACTTCAATTTTCTTCATATCCCTAGCTAACTGCGTTTGGGCATCGCTCACTTCTTTTTGACTACGGGAAATACTGTTTGTCCACCAGCCAATAAGACCGCTGATAAACATATAGGCTAGCGTTATTGCCGCAATTATTGACTCCCAAGACATAGCCTATCCCTCATTTAAACACTAAAAGTTACAGAAAGTGTAACATTTCTTGCGGTTTTACAAAAGCCTCGGGGTTGTGGTCTGTAAAGTCCCACCAAAGAAATTGATTTGACGCCAAATATTTACGATCTTTTAGTAAATTAATGTTTTCAGGGTGTCCAAAAATGTTGGGATCAGATACTGACCAAAGCACAATTCCGGGTTTGCCTTCGCTCCAAGCTAAATGTTGAAAAAAACTATCAATTCCAATCCAAGTTTTACATTCTTTCAATAATTTACGCAACTCAAAAATTGGCAAATTTTTTCTAAAATCTGCTACTAATTGCTTTTCCCCTTCTACACCAATTTGAACAATGTGCATAGTTTTTTGGATTTCTTGTACAAGTTCATCCCAATATGGATAATTTTTAGGATTTTCTTTGCCATTTCTTAATGGTTTGGCATACGGATGTATCAAAATCATAGATAAAGCTTTCTATAAGCGTTTTCTAAACTATCAGTCCATTTCCATTGATCCATCTTGCCATAGATATTCCATTGATCTAGACTACCAAAAAGGTGATGAGCTTCTGCTATAGATTTGCCTTGAATAATCTCTGGATAACAAGTGAATACAAGAGGATTGGAAATATCACGCAAAATATGACTAAACACGATATGATCCCCAAGACCACAATTAAGAACCACAATAGTATGGTTTCTGTAAAGTAGAAAATTGCGGAAAATAAATTCGTCATGGTCATATAGTTCTTTTTTAGTTTCAGCCCGGATGCCACCTTCTGGGTTCTTAAAATGCCAAGAAGTAGCATACGGAACAGTTAACAGTTTGTATCCTTTTTGATACAAACCATAAGTAAATAAAGTTTCTTCCCTATGGGCTACTCTAGATAGACCAGTATTGAAATCATATATTCCAGCTTTATATAAAAAAGAACAATGTAAATGTTTTACTTCTTTAATACCTTTAATAAAATCCCATTGAATATTAGGCTCAATATCAATGTTTTTAATTAAACCTGTGGATTGTGAAGCATTAATAGGTTGTCCAGTAATAATAGAACCACCAACAGCACCAACATTAGGAAATTGTGTAGCATGACTATACAGACTTTGCAATACCGTTGGTTCTGGTACGCAGTCATCATCTACTCTCCATACCCATTCATACCCCATAAGATTAGCTTTTTGGTGAATATGATGCTGTCCTTTCTTATCAGCAAATAGCCATTCCCATTCAATTCCTTTGATCTGCATTTGCTGAAATAAATGCTGATAAATGAACTCTGTTCTCATGTCTAAGGGTTCATCATTGTCATCAAAAATAACTACCTTATTAGGTAACCAAGTCTGATTAATAACAGCCTGTAAAACTAAAGGGAGCGTAGTAAAGTATCGCCCCCTTGTAGCTATTGAGCAAAGAACATTACTCATTGTCCCACCTGCAAATCATTAAATTGCAACTGTTTCCTATTTCAATAGCTCTAGGAACTGTTGATATATTGCCTTGCTCATCTATATATTCAAATTTAAAGTTTGAAAAATGACTTTCATTTAAGCCATGTAATTTATGGTGATGACCCCAAAAGCCTACTGGTTCATTCATTGGCACGGTAATTAACAGTCGTTTGCAATGTTTTTTAAATTTTTCAACAATTTCCAAACCATTATCTAAATGCTCAATTACCTCAAAAGCAACAATGGTGTCATATTGCCCTAATTCATACTGGTTAATATCAGCATTAATAAAAGTATTATTAACGCCATTCCAGCTTTGTTCTTTGGCTACTTCAATAATGATAGGATCATAATCTACACCAATATATTCAATATCATCTGGAAAAAATTGCCTTCCATATCCAGAAGTACAACCTAACTCAAATATTGAACTACCTAAAATATTTTTAGCTGCCCATTCATAACGAGTTTTTTCTCTGCAAAAATCTAAAGCATCTCCTTTAAGAACAACTGCTCTTTCATAATTATTAGTAAGTAAAAAACGATAGTAATTTGGATTATATTTTTTAGCTAATTTAATAGAATTTTTATAAAATATTTCGTTCCAATTCTGAACCAACTTTGGATCATGTACTGTTCCCTCGCCCTTATGGTATATAGGAAAACCACCTGTATACATATTTCCTGAATAATGTTTTTCAAAAACTTCTAATACTTTAAATCCAGCTTTTTCTGCTTCAATACAAAATTCAGTATCTTCACCACCACCTACACCATATTCTTCATTAAGCAAACCAATCTTTTTAAAGACTTTACGATGAATCATTACGCAAAAGAAAACAGCAAAAAAATGATTGGCTGGTTCAGAATGTCCTTTAATAATGCAAGAAATACCGCAATCAGAGTTGACAAATGGTTTGTCTAAAATATCTAACCATTGATTTTGGTTTTGTTCTAATAAAACAGTATCGTTATTTAATAAAATAATTTTATCTGCTGTGCAAACTTTAATACCTTCATTAGTAGACTTTGAATAGCCTAATGCGGCATGATTCCATACCACTTTTATATTTGGTATAGCAGTTTGTAAATAGTATAGATAAGCCCTTGTATTATCTGTGCATCCATTAGCAGAAATGACCAACTCTATGTCGGTCATTTTTGTGTATTTAATTATGGAATCTATACACGGTTTTAGATATTTCTCACAATTATTGTAAGTTGGTATCACTACTGAATATTTTGGGGATTGCATCACTAATCCTTATAGTTTGTTTTTTAATTCCTCAATCTCTTTTTGAAGTTTGAGAACCAAGTTTGCTAATTCTATAACAGAAACCAATGCTGCTCCGCCATAGTTAACTTTAAGCATACCATCTTCACCTTCAATAACTGCTTCAGATAAAGCTTGCAATAGTGATTGAGCAGAAACACCGGGTTCTTTATTATTGCTAGATATACGGGTAAACACTCCATGTTTTACTTGTGCAAGCAATTCAATAAAGTTTTCAGGTAAATCTTGCCAATCTGTTTTTAATCTTTCATCAGAGCTTGATATCATTGATACCGCAGACAAAGCACCTGTAGAAGCGTTATATGAAACCACATTGGTATTTGAAATATAAGGTGTTTGTGCTCCTGTTCCAGTAGCCCCAACTACATAATAAGTAGTGTTAGAAGTAGTTGCAGTTGTAGTAATTGTAGATGGAGCTACACCACTATATCCAGAATAACCACTAATTCCAGAACCACTATATCCAGAATAACCACTAATTCCAGAACCACTATATCCAGAATAACCACTAATTCCAGAACCACTATATCCAGAATAACCACT